GGTCGAAACCTCTGCAGATCACGTGATTCGGATAATTGTCTTCACATGCAACTTGCAGCATTGCACAATACGGAAAAACTCCGAAAATCTCCAAATCATTATGCTCACCACGCACAGGGTTGTACGGTGGCGGTATTGTGAATTCTGGAGTAGGCCTGCGTAGTTTGCGAAAACCAGACATATTAGTTTGGAGTCAACCATCCTCCTCCAGCATCAGCAAGACCAGCTATCATAGATGCCATGTCTTTCCATTCAGGAGCCACGTCTTCGCGTCGTTCCACAAACGAATACAAACCAATAAGCAGTTTGTTGCGTTCGTCAATCTGGTAAGCCATAAGCCTTGTGTTCTCAGCGGCAACACTTTTCCATCCTTCTAGTCTCCTGACAGATGTCTCCATCAACTGCACGACTGCCCTATTTTTGTGCTCAGCCAGAGAGTTTGCGTTCTGCATCAGAAGAACCGCATACCTTTCTTTGCCAGAAATAAATGCAGTCAAAGCTGCTTGCAATTGGCTAAGCAAAGTATGTCTTTCGGACATTTCTGTTTTCGAAACATCTTGCGAAGCTGCGTACTGGCGCTGTATCGACTCCAGAAACTGAGCTTCAATCTGTTGTATGCGTTCGTAACGCTTTCCGGCGTCGTCCATCTTCCATTTAGCAAAGATGTCTCGCAACTGATATATCCTATCAACCGATTCGATTGTTCTCTGCCTGATATCCTGCAACTTCGCATACAAATTTGAAGATAGCTCAATCCCGTATTTGTAATTGGCATCTTTCGCAGAGAATATAGCCTGCTTGCCAGCAAGCACTCGATTTCGTACTTCATTACGCAGTGCGTATATGTTGCTGACAAGTGAAGCTTGGTATCGCAAAACCTCTTGCTGAGCTGAGTGAAGCCTATCCTTTCCGTCAAGAGTTCGCGAATTCAGCAGCGTGCTTTGTTCGTAAATCCTGTGTTGGTTTTCAAGCTTTTCTCGATTCAACCTGTCGTTTAGCAGCTGTATGTTTTCATCCCTGTCTCTGTTATTCCTAGCTGTCAAGTCGCTTATGATGGTCGAAGTGTAAAGCCCTCTACTGACAAGCTGCTGCATTTGAATTGACAGATTCGCGACAAACTGCTCGTTGATCCTCGCAAGATCCGCAGCCCCGAGATCCGTAAGAAACTGCCGAGCCAATGCCTTGTGTTCATTGTACTCGTTCTGTAGGCGACCCAAAACAGAGTTAAAGTCGCTCGAAAATTGATTAGAAAGCGTACCAGCGTCCGTCTTAAATTTATCTAAATCTACAGCAATGCTTTGGAAATCTGTTTCAAGCAAAATAAGTATTTCGTCTACCTTGACAACATACTCGTTCACATTTACATCTACGCTTGCCAGCTGTGTGTCAATGTCCGCTGCGTGAGATGTGTAATTGTTTGCAAGGAGTGTAAATTGCTGCGTGTAGTCTGCAATGTGACTGTTGAGCACAGTGCCAAGTGAAGTGATTTGCGACAAAACATCTGACAAGTAAGACGCAAAGTTTTGATCTAATTCGGTAAGCTTGCTATTGTAATTGTTGATAAAATTAGACAGAAACGTCTCTTGCTCAGAAAACAACGTATTGATTTTGCTTGCGTTGGCAGTCGCGTTTTGCTCAAGCTCTCCAAGTCTGAGCAAAGTTTCGTTCAGTGCTATCTTCGCGGCTTGCGCATCAAGTATTGTCTGCGTCTTGTTTTCCTCTATCATCGTTTCAATGGCTGTCATATATGTGTCTAAGTCAGCCAAATACACGCCAGACTGCAAATTTTGCTCTTCTATTTGAGCATTGAAATGAGTCTGGGACGTATCAATCATTTGCGTCCAATTCCTGACAATCTGATTGTACCTAAGTTCGTTTGCCGTCCTTGCGTCGTTTGCGGCAATTGTGTAGTTGTTACAAAGGTCAAGTAGCAATCGCTGTCGTTGCAATCCCTCCTTTCTTAAGCTGAAATAATTAGTCGGAGGAACGGTCGTGTTGTCTTGGGTTATTCCAGTGACCTCGAACCCCTGGGCAACAAGCCATCCCATAATGTTTTCTGGCACTTGCGAAATGCTTTGCACCACCCACCACACCCCAAGAGCTGGGTTTGGGACGCGATCAAGATCAATCTCCTGCTGACTTGGATTTAGAGCTGGAACATTAGGAATTACGTTTGCTGTCACAATGAACTCCTTTATTAAGCGTTAGCCGCTCTTGCCGTCATTTCAAAAACAGTCCAAGTGTCAGCCGCAGAACAGAAACACCTGACTCCCTTGTCCGCTGGAATAACGATAGCAGCGTTCGCTCCTTGACCGTTTAAGAATCCGCCAGTTGCTGGATACAACTTTGCGGAAGTGCCGCTAGTGTTGATTATTTCCATGATATCGCCAGCTACACCGTTTGGAAGCTTTACGCCTTTAACCGAACTGTCGCAAGTAATAAATGTCGTGTTGGTCGTTGCTAACGCAGCAGCGTCTCCAGCAACGCTACCATTAGCAGCAACTGGCGTGGCAGTCAGGCTTGCGAATGTAGCCCAAGAACCATCCCCTCGCAAAAACTGTCTCGCGTTATTACTCAGTTTAGGTAGAAGGCCGTGATATGTAGACGTTGCGTTCAGATCGGTGTTGTCGTCGGGAATGGCAAAGTCATCTAACTTGATTGCTTTTGCGTCGTCCAAGAACCTAAAATCCCAAAGATTTCCTAACGACAGCTTTTTTGCTGTTCCGCCAGCAATAATGTACAAGGTGTCGGCATCTGCTGCAGGACTTGCGCTTGACAGAGTAGGAACGTAAATCGCAAACTCAGACCAAAAGTGCGACCTCAAATTTGCTAAGGTGACTTTTGAATTTGTTGCCCCTTCATCGACAAGGAACAAGTCATCATTGGAAAGTGTTGCACTGGTGACCAAACCGCCGATATCGATGCTGTTAGTAACAACGGAACCAATATAATTTGCGAGCGCCGTGACGCTTACCGTGTAACTTACTCCAGATCGCCGCATCCAAAAAGTATCGCCCACCAAAACGGGTGATGCAGCCGATTTGTCCCACATTTCTGTTTCCATGTAGGATGCGATAGTTGAACTAGCAACCTTCTTCGGCGTAGTGCCTTCTATAACATAAAACACATCTGCGTCTTCAAGCGGCGTAAGCGTTGTCAATCCTGAAACGTACGACTGGAAATCGGTCCACAGCTTTGTCTCAAGCTCCGTAAGCGTTGCCTTCTTTGGGGTGGCTCCATCACCAATCAGAAAAATTGAACTAGGAGCCAAAGTTGCAGGAGTTAAACCAGTAAGGTCCAATACGCCAGACTGAACTCCAACTAAGACGAATGTTCTCAACTGGTCTACGGTCACGCTATAGGTAGTTGATCCTCGACCAATGATAACTTTGTCGCCAGTCGTAACAGGGTTTCCGCTTGCTGCCGACCAGCCAGAAGCCAGCACATGCGTTGATAGCAAGCCAATATCCAGCTTGTTCTGAGTGCCAGACCTGAATATCAAAAAGCTGTCCCCAGCTAACGCACTACCAGCCGCTGCAGCGCTATCTTGTGTCGCCACGACGTACGAGGCAATGTTCGCTCCTGTGGCTGTCCTGCCTGTTCCGCTTCTCTCAAGAAGAAACACGTCTGTTGCGTTTGCTGGAGCGCCCAAAGCGGCGTAATTGTCCCAAGCATCAGAAACAACAGCAGCACCTACCTCTGAGCGAACGTAGGTTGCAATGGTCTGCGCTGTAACTTTGCTAGCCACGCCGCTGTCGCTTGCATAGAACGTATCTCCGTCATCGAGAACAGATATTGCTGGCAAACCTGCAACGTAAGCAAGGTAGTCAGTGTACACCCGATCCCTGATCACCTGTAACGTCGTCTTGAGTGCTGTCGAACCCTGAGCCAAAACAAATTGATCTGTGAGATTGAGCGGAGTTGTCGCGGCAGTTAAACCGTTAATTTGCGCACCGAGCGCAACATCGGTAGAGTTAAGAAAAGTCCTGACGGTGGCGATGTCAATCTGCTTAAGCACACCTCCGTCATTAAAGACCAGCTTGTCCCCATTGACAATCGTAGTCTCGGTAGGAAGAGCCTCGAGCTTATCAACTATCCAGTTAAAAAAGTTTTGAACTGTTATTATTTTTTCAACGTCAGACTGAAAAACATTAACTTCGTCCGCATCGTTCAGCGTCGTAACAACTGCCGCCTTATGCAACGTTTCGACAACAAATGCCGCCAGCAAAGTAGCCGTGACATGACGCGATGTAGTGCCGTCAACAAGCGGAACCTTCTCTGGACCCGTAAGCGTGTCAGCCGCAAGTCCAGCAATCCAATTTGAAAATGTTACGTCAGGCAAAGTTACCTCCACGCCCCAGAGGGCTCGATGACCGCGTTTGCACCTTCCCATGCCCAGTTGCCGCTTGGAGCAGAAACAAGCAGGATCATGTATTTACCCCTAGCACGGGGATAGCTTCTATGGTTTACACCGGCGACCCAGGTTCCACTGCTATGCACGTTTGCTGGAGTAGTTCCAGCAATTAACGCCTCGATAGCAGCCTTCGCATTGACGCTCACCTGTTCTGCGGTATCGGAAACCATAACCCTCCAGGTAACGTTCACGCTCCCAGACGCAGTTATACCATGCAACTGGATCAGCCTTCCGTAAGTGTTTCCGTTGCCAAGCCGCAATGGACCTATCGCCACGTAAGACCCTGAATGCCCGACCTTAAACGGCCAAAAACCCTGCCTCTCAGTATCAAACATCCAAGAAACGGAAGCTGTAGGAATGTGGATGTACACACCTCTCGTTTCGTGATCGTAATCCAGCACCGTATTGACATCCGTAACGCCAGTCAAATGCTCTGGTATGACATCTTCAGAGATCGCCTGCAGCCCTTCCCCAGACGCAGACACGGTGTAAAGACCATGCGAAGACAAGAAGTAATACCTATCGAGATGGTCACGACACCATGCCTTTGCGCCAACCATGCCTACTTCGCGAGAAATGTTTCGCAAGCCGCCATCCGCCACTGGATCTCCTTGCACAACCCAAAGCGACCCACTAGTCGCTGCCAGCATATAAGCGTCTTTGTGCGGAATTAGTGAAACAATGTCACCTCCGATTTCGCCAGCTTCAGAAAGTTGCATCACAAACGGACGCATAACGTCTGAAACATCAGAACCCAAAAACCAATCCGAGTAATTCCCTTGACGGCTAGCGTAAATAATCTTCCCAACTGGTCTGATAAGCCTGTCTCGGTAAACACACTGAGAAGGCTGACTTGCTGGTGCATTTGTGCCAGGATTTACGTAAACAGTACCTCCACTATGCAACGCCGCTTCTCCAGAATTACCAACAATGTAATTTCCAGAATCGTCTGTTATCCTGTTACCAGCGCCGTCAGCAAAATACTCAGCAGAAGTAGGAAGAGGAGGAGAATAACCAGACTGAGACCACGAGCCACCACGAAGACGCCCCTGGAAGTCTTCCGAACGACAGTTTACAGCCCAAGGACTGAAATACTGCTCCCTCCTGCCTGTTTCTTGTCGAAGAGACAGCCTTCTGTTTACTCCAGATGGAAACAGTATTTCTTTGTTTGACATGTCATCGCTTAAGCATCAGGAACTGCAAGTTGACCAGGAGTTCCGTTCGCAGCAACAGTAAACCCCTTCCAATTAGTTGGCGACTCGCAAATCAGGATCGCCATTACATTTTGGGAGAGCGCAGACTCGAAGTTAGTACCTGTAGTTCCGTTGATACCAACAGCAGCTGGAGAAGTCGTTCGGATTTCGCCACCCGTGGCCGCTCCAGCAATGATAACAATCTTTCCTGGGTCTGGAGCAGGAAGAATCAAAATGTTATCAACCGCGCCCCAAGTAGGGATAACGAGTTGAAGCAAACGCTCCTCTGGAATCCTTGTGCCTGCTGCAGTGGCGGTCAAACGCACAACACCAGGACCGCCAGAAGCAAAGGCTTGCAATGCGTCATTCAGAAGATTATGAGGCGACGACATAAAATTACTCCTTGTAAAAAACTCAGTCTTTCAGCGTAACACCGACAACGCCAGCGGCATTACCTGTAATCTTGACAAAACGCGCTCCGCTTAACGCAGCGGGAATCGGATGGGCTTGGCCCGCAGCCACAGTTTGCGTAACAGCAGCACTGGAGGCATCTTCAGCCGCCAAATAAGCACCGTCGATTTTAGTGCTGGAATGCCATGTCAACGTCGTTAGAGATGACCCAGATGGGATGTGAACCATTCCAAATTCGAAATCTCCAATGTTAATAGCTGTGCTGTCGGCAATATTGGCAACAAGCGCGACATTGATTGATTCAATTGATACACTGTATTTCGCGGTTGTCATAATTCGTTTCCATTCAAAGATATTCCGCTTATTCGCTGTTCGCGACTGCGATAATCATAGTCGAAAACGCCAAATTTACCACTTTCCCCTCGCGGCATATCTCTTCCGAGGCTAGTCGGGCTAGAGCGATCTTGGTCGTTCCGAATAGCCAGAGCAATCAATTCTAAAAATCGCTTCTCGTGGACGTGCTCTCTTTCTTCGTAATTATGCTCTGCCGCAGCTAAACACGCTTCGAGAATAACCTGACTTAGCATTTCACCCCCAATTGGATATGGATTCGATTCGTCGATGTCAACTGGACGAAGAATCATTGGTACTCGCAAGGTGTAAGCCGCATCTGGGGCTGGATAAAACGCTAATGATTTGCGACTCCCAACAGTTGGGTCAAACCTTTCTGTCCTGATAGTGTAGAAAACAGGCCTGTTAAACTCAGGGTGGTCGGCTTCAAGTTTCCTGATTGTTGAGTTGTGCCTTTGCCGAACAGATGGATACCATTGGTCTGGACCTGGATAAAACGCTAAA